GGAGGACAAACATTTGAAACTATAGAAGATATAGATTTCTCAAACCCATTTAACAGTAAAGGAGAACCGAACAGACTTAAAATACCAAATTTCGATAGTAATAATAAGTTAGTATCATATACAATCACTAAAAGGGATGCGATAGTTAATGGTGTCTCAAGAGTTTTTAGACGTGTAATTGGAGCACAAGACCAAAAACCATTCTTAAAATTGTTTTTACCTGAACAAAATGTTTTAGGTGTAACATCAATAATACATAAGGAAGGTACCAACTTCACATCTAATCCATCAACTTCTGAATTTCAAAATGAGAAAAATAGATGGTATGAGGTTAAAAGTTTGATGGAGGATAAAGTATTTCTTCCAAACAAAACTAAAACATCGGATACGGATAACTTTACTTCGGGAGAATATAAAAGAGTAACAAACAAATTTATATCAGAATACACACCAGAAGGATATATGTCGGTGACTTTTGGGTCTGGTAATATTGATCCACTTGATAACTTAGACAAGTTTAATGAAGGTACATTGAAGGTTAATTTAGGTTCGTACTTAAATAATCTATCATTAGGGTCAACACCTAAGAAAAACTCAACTGTGTTTATCAAATATAGAATAGGTGGAGGTAAAAATAGTAATCTTGGTGTTAATGTAATAACAAGTGTAGAAAATGTAGAGTTTAATGTAACAGGACCATTAGGGAATGTTAACAATCAAGTTATACGTTCTCTAAATGCAACTAATGTAACCCCTGCAGTAGGTGGTTCAGATCAACCAACGATCGAAGAGATAAGAAATATGGTTGGTTATAATTTTGCTGCTCAGGATAGGGCAGTAACACTTAACGATTATAAAGTTTTAATAGAGACCATGCCGTCTACGTATGGAGCACCCGCGAAAGTAAATGTGATGGAGGAAGATAATAAAGTTAAAATAAAACTTCTTTCCTATGATGATGAGGGTAACTTAAATGACACTGTATCAACTACACTTAAAAACAACATATTAAGGTATCTAACGAACTATAGAATGATTAATGACTACATTGACATACAAAGTGGAGAAGTCCTTGATTTAGGGTTAGAAATCGATTTATTAGTCGATAAGAATATTAATCAGACAGACATACTCAAAGATGTGGTTAGTCAATCAACATCATTCTTCAATATAGAAAAAAGAAAAATGGGTGATCCATTATTCGTAGGTGAGTTACAGAATGTAATATCAAACATATCAGGTATTGTTAATGTTGTTGACTTAAGAGTTTTCGGAAAAACGGGTGGAGAATATTCTACAGCCGAAGTAACTCAGGGTTATAGTGATGAGGAAACAAAACAAGTGGCTCAGTCAGACTCAACAATTTTTATGAAGAGTAACCAAATCTTTCAAATTAGATTCCCTAATAAAGATATAAAAATTAGGGTAAAATCTTTAGGTTCCACTACATTTTAAAATTCTTTTTCTGTATTATTATTAATTAAGGGAAACTATGTTCCAATCTATTTATATGATATGATGCAGAAACACAGAATACGTACTGAAATAGGAAATAATCAAAAATTGACTGTAGAGTTAAAACAAGATTATGACCTATTAGAAATACTTTCACTCAAATTTAGTCAAAAAGATGCATATACATCTCTTTGTGCTGATTATGGGGTGGTCTGTGGTAGAATCAGTGCAAACAATGGATTTGGTGTTGCAAATGCAAGGGTATCTATTTTTATACCGTTGGATGATGTTGATGAACAAGATCCTGTAGTATCAGCACTTTACCCATATAAATTAACACAGGACACAAATACGGACGGATACAAGTACAATCTTTTTCCAAAAAGAAAACAACACACAGGACATACTCCTACAGGTACATTTCCTGATCAAGAAGATATTCTAACAAGAGAGGAAGTACTATATGTTTATGAAAAATATTATAAGTATACTGTAAAGACTAACGACGCTGGTGATTTCATGATATGGGGGGTTCCTGTTGGTAAACAAACAATACATGTAGATGTAGATTTGTCCGACATGGGGTGTCAGTCATTAGTACCTTATGATTTTATTTATGAGGGGGTTTCTGAAGAAAAGTTTGAAAACAATTACATATTTAGAAGTAGTTCTGATATTGGAAGTTTACCACAGACATTAACTTTTGAAGAGAGTTTGGAAGTTTATCCTTTTTGGGGTAACGAGGATTTATGTGAAATTGGAATTACAAGGACAGATTATGATTTATCTGAACAAGGTATTAGGATAGAACCATATTCAATCATGATGGGTGGAGTCTTTACTGATTCAGGAAAGGATTCGGTAAGAGTTCAATGTAATGTTGATAACCAAATGGGTGAAAAGTGTGCTCTTACAACAGGTGAGGGGGATATTGAGACTATTAGGTTTTCGGGACAATATGAAGAAAATGATGATGGAACACCAAACTACGAAAGACCAATATTAGAAGCACTACAGTTAGATTCTCAGATAGATAAAGAAGGTAATTTCTTTTTCAGGGTTCCTATGAATATGGGATATAGAATTACAAATGAATTTGGTGAACTAGTAGAGACTAAAGATACCCAAAGAGGAATACCAACAAGAGGAACATATAGGTTTAGACTATCGTTACAAAATGATAATGGTGCGAGAAAACAATACAGAGGAAAATACCTAATACCTCAAATAAAAGAGCATCAATTAGGTCCGAGTGGTTTTCCTTATACGGATCAAAAATCCTACGCGTTTTCCACCGATTTAGATGATTATCCGACAGATGCGATGGATGATATTACGGGAATTAATAATAACGGATTCTCAAATGATATGTTCTACTCGTTTAGATATAATCGAGTTTATACGGTTTCATCATTCATTAATCAATACAATAATAAAGGATGGTGGGAGAAGAATTTCTCATTATTCACAAAAGATAAGAATGAATCTTTTATTGGTATCAAGGAAATACAACCTTCTATTGAGGAGGATTGTGCTAATAATAATGAGTATTTTCCAATAAACGATGCGGTAAGTAATTTCAAGTTTAAATTTTTAATAATTATAATTTTAAATTTTTTAGAAAGGATTTATCTATTAATAACTCAGTTCGCTTTAGATTTTATTATCGAAACGTTATTTGATATTTCAGAGGCATTATACTCATTCTATCTCGGTTGGCCATTTAAAAGGAGGTTTTTTGCGGATCCGGCGAGAAGAATTGCGAAGGTTGCAAAAAAGGCACAAATAACAACAATAAGAAGATTAGGTTTGGTAAACTACCCCGATTGTTATGAGTGTAATACGAACCCTGGTACGGATGAACAGACAGAAGGTGGAGAAGAAAGTGAATATCAACTACTTCTCAGTAACGGTAATGTAGCCCCAACGATTGATGAAAATACAGATTTAGAAAATTATATTACCACTAATTCTCTTAGTTCGGTACTCTCTAACTCTAATTGTGTACATGATTATAACCCCAATTCAGAGGCCGATGATGACCCACCGGGACTAACAATCCCAATAGGTGGACTGACTAATCTAAAAAATTATATTATAAAGTACATAACTGTTGCGGAGATTCCCGAAATACCTGAAGTAACGGCCACTCAACAAAATATAGACGATGGAGATTTTACTGCAATCGACGGACCACAGAATGGTGCACCCGCAACGGCTCTAACAGATATAATGGTTGTGTTTGTCCCCGCTGTCCCTCCAATATACGAATATAAGTATGTTGGTTATGGGTCACCTTATCCGTTAGAGAGTGGGGGTTTTGAAGGTGTAACAATTAATATCCATGATGATGTTTATGTTGCGAATGGTTTAGCAAATAATAGCCCATTACCTATTTCTGTTAGTGGGACCGCATTACAATCGTCATATGTTATACTCATATCTAACGTATATTTCATTTCTGAATTAACACAAGTAAGTCAAGGTGTACAACCAATTGTTGAAGGAGGTTGTCAAAAATACGATACGATATATGACCCGTCACATGGTGAGTTAAAGGCATATATAAATTCTACGGGTCAACAAACTTACGATCACTTCGTTAATAACCCTAACACACACGTGAGTTATCCAGACATATTTTATGACGGTAACGAAGACCCTTGTGATCCCGTACCACCGATACCCGATATTGTTGCAAGTGTTAGTGTCAAAGCGGAAAATAGTAACTTAGGCACAGATTTTTATTGTACTAGTACACGAAACTGTCATTTCCCAAGAAGGGTTGCATTAATACAGGGATGGTGTGGTGTAGTTGGGATAGACTCGGAAGATTGTGATGGTACCGCTTCAGGTTACTCTGAATTTGCGGATGGACAATACGCTCTTGTCGCTACGACAGGAAAAAACTCAAAACTAATTAAAAATTACTCGAGAAGAAAACTACTCGGTAAGTTAATGTGTGCAGGGATAACTTCATATAGTTTTGGTAATAGTTGGTTAAATGGTTCACTATATTTCTTTCAATTCAGAAGAAGAAAAGGTGGTGATAATGCAAGGTACTGTAAAGATATAATTGAGAGAATATCCGATGATACTGGTGTTCATTACTACTATAGATCAACACCATACCATAATGGTAATTTTATTGGACAGGTTGGGGAAAGTGGATATGGGGAAATATTGTTTCCTACCACTATAATGGATTTGGGTCCAAGAAACATGTTTATAAAAGAAATATGTGTAGATCCAGAATTAGACGTTAATTGTTCGGTATCTAAAAGTATAGGTACCACATCATACCAAGACATTAACGACTTAATGGAATACATTATTGCATCTAAAGAGGTTAAAGAGCAAGGTAAATTAAAAGTCCAAGACCTTTTTGATAGAAGGGGTGGGGGTAAAATCGATGGAGATATTGCCCAACTACTTAATTTTAACTCTCAAATGGGTATATATGGATATAACGATGAGGACGATGAGAGTCCTTATTGGTCACCAAATCAACAATTTTTTGATGGTTTTGGTCCCGTTGGTATTGATTTTACTTTTTCCGAAGACGATGAGGATACAGAAATTGTTGAAAAAGACGGTACCTTACTTAGGTTATGTATAAACTCTGCAGGAAACTTGACAGAGACTGCTCAAGAAGTACCGTACTATAAATGGAACAAGTTAGGTGATGGGTTCGGATCCAACGGTGGAGATTCAGAAAAACAGGAATGGAGTTTAGGGACGATACATACTACAAAATATCAGGGGGGTTGGACTTATCCAGGATTAATGGAGACAGACCCATATAATGACGCTGGTGGTGAACCAACGGATAATATAAATAGTCATTATTATGACGGTTCTATTTTACCACCAATTAGAGATTGTGCAGATGATAATTACTCAGATGATATCATACCATTAGGTGGTCCCTATTTCTTTTATTTTGGTTTGAGGACGGGTAAGTCTTCTTGGAATAAATTCGTTAAAAACTTTGGTCCATTATGATAAAAAAGAAAATTGTAGCACCGAGTAAACGATATAAAAAGGCGGAATCTGAGGATCTAACTTTAAGAATAAATTTTGAAGAAGATAAGAGTTTATTAAGAGAAGGTGATAAAAATATAGTATTAGACATTGCGGAACTTTATAGAAAGGAACGTAATGAAAGTACCAAATATAGAATTTACGGTAAGATGAATATGGTGTTTAGAAACACATATAGTGGAACCACCACATATGATCCTTTACGTAATAACCTTTATGTTATTGGTGATGGTCTTGATGGGGATTTTACAGGGTATTTACCATACAACGAATTTGCGTTCATTAGGAACGATTATGTTAGGGAAGTCTCTATCCCAACGGGAAGTACAATGGGTACTTATAGTCCTAATATAGTTATAACAGGAGACACAACACATAGGGTAATAAACGAAATAGAGTCCGCGTCTACTAATTGGAATGTATTTTTATCGTATGTCTACGATAAAGATTCAACACACCAAATGAAGTACACATTATCGGGTAATACCGAATATAGTTTCACCGCATCTAATGGAGTACCATTTAGAGTTAACGAATACCCTAATTATTATGAACTTATAAGTCCAATACCTCATAATATGAAACAAGGGGAATTTGTAATAGTTTCGGGAACTTCAATAAGTAGTGGTACTGAGTTGGATAGAATATTTCCCATATCTTCAGTAGGTAATGAAATTTTTGACTCTGAGAAATACGTATTAATCATACAAAAATCGGCACTTTCCAATTCACAAACAATGAGTGGAGTTGTTTTTGGAAAAAGATGTGTAGATAAATTAAGAATGTCGGGAACAACGTCTGAGTATTATGTTCATAAACATAAAATACTCACAAATACCGACGACTGTATAATAGATAGGACAGGTTTTGAAACACCCGTTTTTGAAATAGAAAGAAAACTACAATTTGAGACCGCAGACAATAGAAACGATGTATACACAGTACAAAATAGACCTGAAACAGTTTTATTTCACTTTAAAGACGAAATAGATATAAATGGTTTAACAAATAATTTAGGATATACAATAACCGATGCATACGTAACAAAGGTTTTTAAAAATGGTAATGGATATTTCCAATATCCTCCAAGACATGGATATAAATTTCATTTCCACAATGATTGGGTGGATAATCATTTTGATAGAACATTTGCGGGGTCAGATTCAGGACTACAATCAACTAATTTTACTAATAGTGGTTTTACATTTAGTCAGGGTACTGAACTTCAGAAAGATGATGATATGTTGGGGGCATTTGTGGAGTATAATAAAGAAGATTTTAAAGAAACAATATTATCTGAGTCATTCCACAAATACACAATTGATTTTAATATTTTTGATCACGGACAAATAGACCCAAATGCAGGATCGACAACAACAAACCCTTTAGGACTATACTACCAACCTCATCAAAGAGTTAAATTAAGGGAACTATCACCATATGTAGAGACCGCTAATACAGATCAAATATATGGTCTACCAGAAAATTCTGTTTACGATGAATATAGGGTCTTATGGAAATGGAGAGATTTATATGATCATGGTTATATTGATCCCGATGGGTTTGGAACAAACCACCCATTTACAAACGGACAACATTACGTCAAATCTGACATAAACTTTTACCTTAGAAATGAAGAGACTTTTATGAATAAAAACGATGGTCTTACTAATTTCAGTGAGGATAACGACGGACTCTGTTAGATGAAAATTAGATTTAATCAAAATAATAAGAACTTATTAATTAATAAGGAACAAAACT